AGGGTACAGCGCCATCTAGAACCTCTGGTCGCCAGCGGTCTCGATGAACAGCTCCACGTCGAACGTGCTCGCCGGGGTCGCGCCCGTCACGTCCACCCGGAGGCGGGCCGTGCGGAAGCGGAGGAGACTGTTCTCCTCAGCCGTGAGCTGGCTGGCCTCGCCGGGCGACGCTGCCTGGTTGACCGAGGCCTTGTGGGTCTCGACGCGAGGCTGGTACAGCGTGTCCGTACGAGCGCCGAACAGGTGGAACAGCAGCGTCCCGTACGTGTCTGCCGTGGCGTCGTCGACGTCGTAGTCGTTGACCTCGTACACGTCGATGTGCGTCCGCTTCGTGTTCGTGTTGCCCTCGGACGGTACCTCGACCCCGACCAGCGCGGCGAACCGCGTGGGCGCGGTGGTGCTGGTGCTGACGTCGACGGATGCGTTGCCGTATGCGTCGGCCGTCACTTCGGCGGTTCGCTTACGGATGGTCATGGCTAGACCCTCACGTAGACGTTGACCACCACGGTCTCGTCGGCGTCGAGGCCTGCGGCCACGACGGACAACGGGCTCTCCGCGATGACTCCGGTGGAGGCATCGCCGTTCGCGGCCATGACCTCACCGGCCGAGTCCCACACAGTGGCCTCGACGGGGGAGAGGTACAGGATGGCCTGCTGAGCACCGGCCGCCGTGTAGTCGCCGGACGCCGCCGTGGCGATGACCCGCGAGCGGGCGTCGGTGATGGTGCACGAGACCGACGTGTCGACGTTCGACAGCAGGTCGATGGCTACGACTTCGCCAACCGCCGAACCGAGGTCCAGGGACTGGGTCAGTGCGCCGGTACCGGTGCAGGTGACGCTCTTCTTCTTGATGGCCATGTCGTTCTCCTGCGCGCCTTGGTTCGCTGGATGGTACGCGCGCTGCTAGGCGTCTACCTTGAGCGACAGCTCGAAGTAGTCGGTGGCCGTGCCAGCGTTCTCGATGGTCACGGTGATGGGGCTCTTCGCCACGAACTCCACCTTGGAGCCCGCCGAGGCGGCTGCTCCGGTAGCGTCCACGGGGACGTACCCCAGGCCCGTCGCGGTGTCGTCACCCGAGATGGCGACGTGCACCAGGGCCGTCTTGTAGTCGCGGTCGGCAGCGTCGTAGTAGAACACGACCCCGTCCGCGTCGGTCAGCTTGACCTTCTCAGCCGCGTCGGTACCGGCGCCCGCCTTCGCGGAGCTGGCCCAGTTCTGAGCCTTGAACCCCTTGACCACGCCGTAGCTCGCCCCGAGGTCGATGGTGCCGATGACCGTGGTCGATGCGGAGGTCACCGCCGCGGCGGGTCCCTTGAGCCGGTAGCTCATGCGTCTCCTCCAAGCACGAAAGCCCAGGCCCTACTGGAGGGCCCAGGCTCGACGTGCATCGTTACGTGACGGTGAAGTACTCAGGGGCCGAGGGCCGCGAGACCTGACCACCGGCTGTCTGCGTGTGGAAGTACGCAGCGTAGTCGCCAGCCGTGAGGCCGGAGATGGTCTGGTCGCCGTCGGCGTCCTCGTTGTCGACCACGACCCACGCACCCGTGTTGATGTTCCGGATGGAGGTCAGGACGACGGCGGACGTGCCGCCGCTCGAGACCTCGGTCGTGTCGATGACCACTTGGCCGACCCCGCCCAGGGCGGAGACAACCGTCGGGGGAAGCAGCTCGACGCCACGGGTCTGGCCCGTGCCGCGAGTGTCCACCGAGTGGCCCAGCGGGACGTCCGCCCCGAAGCCCTTGCTGGACTCCTGGTCGAACGCGACGCCGTTGGTCGTCGGGACCGTGCCCACGGTGCCCGTCTGCGGCACGTCGTCGTACGTCAGGACGCCCTTCTGCACGTTGCCGGAGCACGCGGACAGCGTGACCAGCTCGAACAGGGGGAAGCCCTTCTTGTTGACGAACGTGACCGTGAACGGACCCTCGTCGGTGTCGCCCGCGACGGTCAGGCCGGTATCGCCGGTGGCCGTACGGAGCGCGGTCTGGAGGTCCGACGCCGCGGCGTTAGTGCCACGGACGAAGGCCGCCGTGTCGGTCGCTGCGGCCGCACCCGCGTCGGCCAGGGCGCGAACCCTTACCTTGAACGAGTCCGTGCCCGCGAACGCGCCGAGCGTGATGACCTGGGTACGAGCCGAGTCTCCCCGCACGTCGCCGTGGCCCATGTTCCCCATGAAGCGGAACCGAGGGCTGCCGGAAGCTCCACCAACGAGCGGCGCGGGCGTGCCTCCGCCCGAGACGTCGTCGACGCGAAGTCGCTGTGCGGTACCCATGTTACACCTCCACCAGAAGGTCGACCTGGACGTAGTCCGTGGTCGTGCCACCGTTGAGGATGGTCACGGTGACGGGCGACTCCATGATGATGGGGGCACCTGCGCCCGCCGTTGCGGCCGCGCCCGTGGCGTCGGTCGGGACGACGTTCAGGCCGGTGGCCGTGTCATCCAGCGTCGGGTTGATGGTGACCTCTGCGGTCGCGTAGTCACGGTCCGCGGCATCGAGGTACACGATGTCGGAGTTGTTGTCCGTGATTTTGATTTTGATGGCCGTGTCGGTACCGGCCCCCGCCTTGGCCGAGCTGGCCCAGTTCCGGCACCGGATGGTGCGGAGCGTGGCGTACTTGGCGCCGAGACCGACGACGGTCGCGGGCAGGCTGGACGAGGTCGTGAGCCCCGCCGCGGTGCGCTTGAGGATTGCCATTGTCTACTCTCCCGATGGGGTGGAGACGGGCTGGTCGGGCCGTGGTTCGGCCACGAGCCCCTCCGCGTAGGGGCGCCACGTCTCTCTAGCTTGGGGTCCTGCCGCAGGGAAGAACGACAGGATGTCGCTACGGTTCGAGGTAACCTCTTCGGCGAAGAGGTACAACTGCTGGAGTGCCGGGGGCATCCCCGTGATGGTACGGACAGCCTGAGCGGGGTTCATGAGCCGGAGTCTCTCGACCGCCTGAGCCCACGTCGCCTGCTTCTCGCCTGCCCGTCGCTTCTCGCGCTCTTGGCGCGCAATCTCCCACTGCTCGTCCGCCGAGAGGCGGGGAGCCTCGTCCTGACCTTCTGCCGGGACGAAGTTCTGACTACGGATGCCGAAGGGTCGCTTCGACCTGCTGTTGTCTTCACCTTCGGGAACGAAGTTCGCCATGCTGGGGGTGCCTCCTGGTTGGGTCCGATGGGGGGCCGAAGCCCCCCACCAGAATCGCGTCAACTACGACGTGACGATGCCCGAGATGACTCCGTGTGCCCGACGGACGTCGGTCACCAGCTCACCCATCGAGATGACGAGTGCGGTCTTCGCGTCCTGGTTCACAGGGCTCGCGAAGGGGAGCATCTTCAACCACGCGCTGGAGTGCTTCACGAACTGCAAGTGCTTGCTGTTCAGGAAGTACCAGGTCGCGGACGGGCAGTCGGCGTCGAACATGACTTCCGCTGTCCGGAACGAGACGGTCTGGAATCCCAGGTCCGCCTTGAGCGGGCTCTCGAAGCGGATGTTCGGGGCGGCGAGGGCCTCGTAGGCCTCGAAGACCGCCTGGGTCGTGAACCCGAAGTCCGGGTAGGACTTCGCGATACGCAGACCGTTGAACATCGCGCCGATGTCGCGCACGCCGTCGATGGTGGTCAGGTCCATCGCCGTGTCGGCGCGGGACTTCCACCACGTCTCCGTGCTGGGGTCGATGCCACCGAGCGTACCGGAGGCGGCGACGATGGCCTGGATGCCGAGGAAGTCCTTGCCGGAGTTCCCAGTGCCCAGACCCCACAGCATGGAGTTCAGGTCGTCTTCCATCGACACCCGGAGCTGCTCAATCTTCGCAGTCAGAATGTTGATGATTTGCGCGGAGCCGGAGTTCAGACGCTCGGTACGGCCGTCGATGGTGACGGCACCGGCGTACTGCTTCCAGTCGTACACGGCCTCGCCGAACCCGTCCTGCGGGGTCGTGTCGATGAGGTCGTAACCGTCGTACGAGCCGACGGTGTCGTTGTATGCGTAGAGCACGGGCTTGACGATGCGCTTACCGCCGTCTTCCACGACCGAACCCTTCGAGTTCAGCGCGGCGAGCAGCGGAAGCTCCACCGTGATTTGGTCGGCGAGCACCGGACGAACCTTGTCGAAGGTCGTCGCGATGATTTCGTCGAGCTGGCCAGTTCCTGATGCCATGTCGAGTCTCCGTTGTTACGGACGGGCTCCTGTGCTAGTCGTCGTCGCCGTAGAGGCTCCAGCCCCGTTCCTTGCCCATCTGCCCGAGAGCAATCTTGAGCGCGTCGCCGACGTTGTCGGCTTCGATGGGCACGTCTTCGGTGTTCTGGCTGGTGCGCGGCTTGGTCGGCTTCTGCTTGCCCTTGAGCTGCTTGGCCGCCTCGTCGCGCCTCTTGGTCACCTCGGCCATGAGCTGCTGTCGACCCGGCCCCATGATAAGCCAGTAGGCCGCCATGGGTTCCGCGACACCGGCCTTCGCCGCTTCCCGCATGACCTCCTCGTGGGAGGCAGGAAGCACGCCGTACTGCTTCTCGAGACTCGCGAGCGAGGTCTCCCAGTACGTCTTGGTGTCGGACAGCTCGCCCTTGGTCCGCAGCTCCGTGACCTCGTCTTTCAGACCGAGGGCGAAGCGTGTGACCGTGAGGAGTGCCTTCGTGGTGGGGTCGTCGGGGTCGGACACGTCTGAGAGCCCCAGCTCGGCGAGGAGTTCCTCGTCGGTGGTGGCCGCAGGTGCCTCATCCTTCGGCGCCGCCTCGTCGCCTGCGTCCTCGGCCTTGGCCTCGGTCGCCTTCTCACGCAGGAGCGTTTGGATGTGTTGGTCACGCGGCTTCACAATCTCGATGATTGCTGCCCGCGTCTTTGCGTCGAACGCGCTCAGGTCCTCGCCGAAGTACACGGTCGGAACGTCGTCCTCTGTAACGTCAGCCGATGCCTCGGCCTCGCCCTCGGATTCCTCGCCCGTCGCCTCTTCGGTGCTGTCCTGCTCGTTCTCCGCGCCCGTCTCATCCTCGGTCTCGGTGGCCTCGGTCCCTTCGACTGTGCCCTCGTCGTCCTCGGTATCGTCGGATGCCCCGTCTGCAAGTGCGGCCGCTACGGCCTCTTGCATCGTTGGTGCTCTGTCAGCCATATCGTGCCTCCACAGTGTATCCTCGCCTCGGTGGCGTGACCTCGCTGTTGGTCTCGTGGGCTGGGTGGTGCTAGTGCGACGGGCAGGGGTCGAACCTGCCTGGCTCGCGGGCGCGCGGGGGGCGCGCGGAGCCTCTGCCGTTCGTCGCGGTGATGCACATTTCACGAAGGCACAAGCGGTGCCCTCCATAGTAGACGCAAATCGTCAACCCTAAACCCCTGAGCTGGGGTTATGCTCCGGCCACCCCGAGGTCCTCCGAGAGGATTTCGGACCCGAGCGGGCCGCCGGGGCCGATGCCCTGAGCAGCCGCAATCAGCTCCGGCGGGACCTGGCCCGCGTTCGTGGCCGCGGCCAGCTCGTCGGCGGGGAGGGGACCCGGCACCATGGTCGGGTCGACCAGGCCCTGCTGGGCCGATGCCATCCCGGCCGCGCCCTGCTGGGCAGCGAGCTGCTGAATCTGCTGCTCCTCCGGCGTGGGCATGAGGAGCGCCAGCTCCTTCCGCTTGAGTCCGAACTTCTTGCCGACCAGGCGGTAGAGCTGGGTCGGGTCGACCATCCGGACCCCGGTCGCGGGGTCGGGCTGGGTCAGCGGGCCCCACGTGTTCAGCATGAGCTGGGCCTCGTCGCGCTCCGACTGCCGGGTCTTGTTCTCCTTCGGCGTCAGGCTGACCTCGAGCTTCGTCTCGAAGACGATGTCGTCGGCCGTCCACTGCCACTCCACTGGGCCGTCCCAGTCCATGTACCGGACCATGCGGTCCTCGGTGTAGAACATCTGCATGAGCTGGAGCATCCGACGGGCGATGGCGGTATACCAGCGCTCGAGCTGGACGCGCTTCTCGGCCTGGCGCGCGGCGCTCGCGGACACCACCTCGGCGGTCTCCGTCGCCGTCCGCTTCCGGTCCGGGAACAGGCCTCGCATCAGCTCGTTCACGCCCGTCGCCTCACGCAACGCCTGCTGGAGCTTGTCCGGCACCGCGAAGATTTCGGCGGGGAGCTGGGGGACCACCAGGTCCTTGATGTCGTTGACCCGGCCGGTCTTCATCTCCACGGCCGTGCCGTACTCCTGCGAGCGGAGGGCCCGCTTCCCAGCCTCGCTGATGGCGCCCTCCTCGACCAGGAACTTGGGCGCGAAGCGCTCGATGAACGTGGCCAGGCGGCTGTGGTACAGGTCCAGCTCGCGCAGCGTCGGGAGCATCAGCTCCATCTCACTGATGCCCCGGACGCGCCCGGGGCTCTTGCGTAGGATGAGCGGGACGAACGGGGCCCAGTCCTCGCCGTGGTCGTTGATGGCCAGCGGGTTGGGGGCCTCGTTCAGGAAGAAGTCCGCGTTGCGGGCCATCGTGCAGATGGTGCCGGTCTCGCGGTCCGCGATTTCGTACACGGTGACGCGGGTGTCCTCGTCCGCCACGCCGTACGGCGCGTCGTCGCCGAAGATGCTGGTGTCGATGGTGGAGTCACCGCGGAGGTCCTTGAGCTTCTTCGAGGTGCCCGACTTCTTGCAGTACTCCTTGAACACGGGGTTCTCGATGACCTGCTCGACGGGCATGAGGGTCACCTGCGCGTACCAGCGGATGTCCTCGACCGTCTTCGCCGTCGGGTCGAACAGCATCTTGTCCCAGGGGACGTAGTCGACGTTGACCTTGGCGTTGAGCACGGTCTCCTGGACCTCGGTCACCGGGACCGCAGCCGCGATGGTGTCGAAGTCGATGTCTGACCCCGCGTCCTCCGCCTGCTTGAGCATCGCGTCGATTTCCATGCTGATGTCGTCCATCGCGCGTGGCAGCTCTTGCTCCTCGACGTAGTACTCGTACGTGGTCTTCGCCCACCCGATGCCGACGAGCAGGGAGTCCTTGATGCCGGGGGCCGTGTGCTCGTTGACCTTGCACTCGTCCCACTCCTTGCTGACGGCCGCGGTGGTCAGCTCCTCTTGCTCGAGCGTGCCGCTGCCTACCGCCTCCGCGATGATGTCGACGTCGGCCGCCGTCATGCTGGAGAACAGGGAGTCGATGATGCTGGTGCCGTCAGGCACGGAGACGCGGTGCCCCTTGCCGGTCTGCTGGTTCTTCATGGGCCGCCCCTCGTAGCGACCGACCCACTCCTCAGCGGCGGGCTTCCCCCACTGGTCGAACATGTCCTGCGCCTGCTTGAGGCGGTGGTTGTACACCTTCACCTTGTCGGCGTCACTCTTGTACTCGCGGAGCATCTCCATGCCGGACTCCTATGAGGCGCGGGGGCGCATGGCCGTCGGGACCCACTTGATGGGTTCCTCGTCGTCCTGCTCGCCGAGCCACTCGTCGTCGTCGTCTTCGCGAGCGAGCACCTGGCCGAAGATGTAGCCCGCTGTGCCGGGCCCGTATTCGGGCTCGGGGAGTGCGGCCTTCGCGGTGGGTACGTTCGGAATGACGATGGTGGTCCCGTACCGAGCGGCGTCACTGTAGTGCGACGTCCAGTCGTGCACGGGGGTGTTGCTGGTCTTCACCCCAAGGGCGTTCATCGCCCACTTGTGCGATGCGAGCGCTTGTCCAAGGCGCTCGCACCGGTCCTTGTCGACCAGGATACGGTGGTCAGCCATCATGTTGTTCATGATGCGCACGGCGTAGTCGACGGGCTTCTTCGGGGCGGGCGTGATGGTCACGCCGTGGTAGTAGAGGTCGTCGATGACCGAGGTGCCCGTCACCTGGTTCCTCTGCCGCCCGGCGGGGTCGCCGATGTTCAGCTTCGGGCGCCGCCCGGAGAAGTGCTGGTCACAGTACGCGTGGAACCGCTTGGCCCAGTCGCCGCTGATGACGTTGTTCGCCTCCATGGCCCCGACGTAGTGCTTGACGGGCAGCATGAGCGTGGCCTGCAACTCGCCCGGCGGGCGGTGCTCGCGCCACGAGAGCTGGAAGAACAGGACCACGTTCAGGTCGCCCATCCCGAAGTCCCACTCGCTGTACAGCTCGAGCTTGGGGTCGTACTCGATGCGATGGGCAGCGTCCTTCATGTCCCACTCGAAGTAGACCGCGCCCTCCGTCATCCCGACGAAATGACCAAGAACCTCCTGTTCGTACTGCCGCCCGTGGTGCATGGCGGTAAGGCCCTCGATGTATGAGTCGGGCAGGTGGACATTCTCCATGGTAGGCGCCCCGAACCAAACCGCGCCGTCGAGGCGCTTTGGCGAGTCAGGGTGGAACATGGAGTACATCCAATCGAAGCCGTTGGGAGTCGAACCGACCCAACCGCCGTGCTTGTAACCCTGTTGGCGGAGACGCCCATACAGGACCTCCCACGCGTAGGCCGTGGTGTTGCGGCCCTCGTCGATGGCGAACCAGGACAGCTCCATGCCTCGCAGCTCGTCCGGGTCGTCGAGCGACGCCAGGAAGATTTCGGTCACGTGCTCGCAGCCGTGCGGGTCGGCACAGCCGCAGTTGGCGATGAGCGACGCCTTCATCTCGCTCTTCTGCCAGGACGTGGTTCGCTTGCCCGTCTTCCAGAGGCCGGTCCCCTCGAGCAGCTCGAAGAACTGGGGCTGGACGACCTTGCGGAGCACGCCGTAGGACGTGGCGCCCACCAGGCCGCGCGGGCCGTACATGGTGCCCTCGGCCAGGGGCTGGCTCGAGAACTCCAGTCCACGGGTGATGATGGAGAACGTCTTGCCGCTGCCCAGCCCGCCGATGAACGCGGAGGCGCGGGCGTCGTTCTTGACGAAGGCCTTCTGCGCCCCTGGGTTCAGGACGACACGCTTCGCCACTACGCGCCCTCACAGTCTTCGTCGTCGCAGACCGCCTCGTGCTCCGCCGCCTGCTTGTCCAGGATGACGTTGATGAGCGCGTCGAGGTCCTTGTCCTCCAGCTCGTCCACGTCCCCGTCGCCGTCCTCGAACGCCTCGTTGATGGCGTCGACGATGGACTCGATGCGTGCGCTGACTGCGCTGCGGTCGTCCACTACGCGTACCTCCCGAACCCAGCGTCGAGCACAGGGTCGCCGTCGTCACTCGTTGCACGTCGCTTCATGCCCCGCAGGTCCGCCAGCGACTGCTCGTAGGGGTTCTCCAGGATGTTGACCGCCACGAACAGCTCCTTGACGTGCGCCATGGAGAGGTCCTCGGTGTCCGCCACCCAGCGCTCGACGTCGAAGCTGTCCCCGTCCACCATGAGGCTCTCGAGGTACATGCGGCGCCCGGCTGCGCTCGGGTGGCCCACCAGGACCTTGCGGTCGAAGCGGGAGGGCCGGTTCACGAGGCGGTCGCCGAGGCGCTCGGGGTAGTTGGTGGTCGCGATGAACACGACCTTCCGCATGGCCCCGATGCCGTCCAGGACCTGGAGGATGCCAGACTCGTTCTGGGGGGTGATGATGGAGTCGATGTCCTCCATCAGTACGACTAGGGGTCGCTCGGGTTCGACAGACCGTAGCACCCCGTAGGCTCCAGCGAAAGCGCCGGAGAACTCGAACACCAGGCCATCCCGCGCGATGACGTCGCGGCAGATGAGCTGGACCGTGCAGGTCTTCCCGGAGCCGGGAGGGCCGTACAGCAGGACCCCCCGCTTGTGGGGGAGGCCGTGCTTGTCGAACTGCTCGGCCTTGGTCCAGAAGTCGGCCAGCTCGTCGACGACCGCGTCGCCGGGGGAGTCAGGGAACCGGAGAAGCTCACGGTCGCTCTGCTCCTCCAGGATGAAGTACAGGCCGGACTGGGTCCGGACCGTTCCGTAGAGCCCCGCGGGCAAGGTGGGGGTGGTGTCGATGCTCGCTTCGTAGGTGCCGCCGCCAGACTGGGTCCAGCCGGTGTACTTGGACAACGGTACTCCTTTGGGCACGAGCGTGCCGGTTCGGTGGATAACAGGGAGCGGAGCACCGCTTACAGGCCGTAAGCGGCAGGATGGCGCCTATTCGACGACGAAGCCGGTGGTCTCCGGCTCCTCCTTCTTCTTGGCCTCGTTCTCGCTGCCCGTCGCCCTTCCGACTTGCGGCTTCCCGTAGGCGTACTCCATGGCCTTGGTGACGGCCGCCAGGCGCTTCGCCGGGTCCAGCAGGGGCTGCTCGACGAAGACCTCCACCTCGTGGCCGTGCTCGCACTCCCGGGTGACGGTCCAGGAGGTCGCGAAGGTCCCGCGACCGTAGGCCGCGTCGAGGAGGAGGGTCGCCAGACCGCTGCGTTCCGACGCGAACCGCTGGCGCATGTACTCGTCCGGGTCCTCCCGGGCCAGCTTCGCCAGCTCCTGTCGGCGCTTCACTCCCTTGCGGGAGGCTGCCTGTGCCTTCTCCGGGTCATCCCACTCTGGCATACGTCGCCCCTTGCTCCTGCGGTAGATTGTCACCCTGATGAGGGCATAGGTGTCCGCGCAACTGGTCGCGCAAGTCAACTGCGACGGGCGGTTGGCAGCCGTGCAGCCCGGAGCGGGACTCACCCTCGCTCCTCCGCCCTGAGCCTCTCAAGTTCAGGCTCTTCTACATTAGACGATGTTCGTCAACCCTAAACTAGAAACCGCAGGTCAGAGAGTTGCGACGTGAGACTTTGTGCACTTGTGAAAATCAGCGATGTCTGGATTCTGGTGGGTAGGCTATACCAGAGGACCCGGGGGGAGGGGGGGCTGCATCGCGTCCCCATATGCGGTACGCGTACCACCTGTGGGTCGACTCGAGTGTGCCCGTGGGCTGCTCGTGGTCTCCAGTGTCTAGGGGTAGTGCCCTTCCCTGTATTCTGACCCCGTGACCGGTGGCGACCGAACAGGGTAGGGCAGTGCGAACGGCGACGGGCAGTGTACGCCGTGCCCCGTGCCCCGTGCTGCCACCGGTGCCCCGTGCTGCCCCGTGCTCGAGCCTACCCCTGACCCCTGACCCCTACCCCTGACCGCATGCGGCCGCCCCGTCGACCGGTGCTGCCCGTGCCCGTGCCCCGTTCCCGCCAACTTTCTTACCCCGTCTGACCAGGGGAAACAGGCTTTCCCGAAAGAAAGTTGCTCCGACCCCTTTACTTTCGGCGACCCCGGGCCGATACTGACCTTGCAAGCGAAACGGGCCGCACCGACAAGGACCACGGACTCCGAGAGGCCAGGAGACCTTCACCCACCGGGAACCGCCCCGGCTGCCGCTTCCGAAGGGCACGCGAGCCGCCCTCCCGCTAACCCCGGGAGTCCTCCCCCGTCGCCGGGCATGACCCCCACGTGAGCCTGCTGGACGAACGAGCGGCAGGGCAGCGTGGGGGGGACGGGCATACTCGCCCCGCAGACTCCGGAAGCCAAGCGCTCGAGAGCGCTACTGAACGGCACACGAGAGCACGCCGGGCCAAACCCGTTCAGGCCGAATGGCGCGATGGTGAGCCGCGCAGACTACCGCTCGAGTCCGGGTTGACATCCGGCGCGACCCCGTGGAAACGCGGGCATGGTCGCTCGAGCGGGGCGAGCACGAACCTGACCGGCGCGGAAGACTAGTACCCCGGCGGGCTCGTGCCTCGTGCTGACCGGACCCGACCACGGGCCCGGCGAGCATGAGAAAGGACCACGACCATGGTCTACACCGTGACCGCGAAGCTGTACCTGGACTCCGCGAACAGGCGGACCACGATTCTGTGCGGAACGTTCGACACCGTGGCCGCCGCGGCCGCGTTCGTCGCCGGGAACGACCCCATCCCCGGCGAGGAGTTCACAATCGGAAGCTTCGACCCCGAGTTTGACGTCTGACCTTGCTACACTCGAGCACGACCGAACGAAAGGGGCACACCGTGACACTGTACCTGGCCGACCCTGAGAACGACCACAACATCGGGAGCATGACCCAAACCCGGAAGGGGCCGAAGGTCACGCCGTACGACGACTCGCCGAAGGTCGAAAGCCTGACCGTGTCGGCGTTCGTGAGCAACTACGACGACCAGCTCGCGATGGTCGGCGTGAGCACGCACTACGAGGGCGAGGACGCGCCCGAACAGCTCACGTTCTACGTGAACGCAAAGGCCGCCGCCGAGCTGGCGCAGCTCTTCGCTCGCATCGCCGGGCAGGTGAGCTGACATGCAAGCGCCGAACCTAGACCAGCAGCTCCGCGAGTCCGGACCGTACGACCCCGCGGACATGTCGCTCGAGGCCGCCCGTGAGGCGGCCCGGGCATGGTACGTCGACCAGAACGGGTACGCGTCGACGCCGAAGCTCCTGACCGCTCCCGAGAATCAGTACAAGCTTGGGAAGTCGCTCCGCCCGGCGTACGGCCTGACACTCGCCCCGGCGAGCGCTTCCGGCCTGAACGTGTGCACGTGGTCGACCGCCGCGTGCCGTGCCGTGTGTGTGCTCGACACCGCCGGGAACGCGCGGTATCAATCCGTGAAGGATGCACGCGTGGTGAAGACCCGATTCCTGGCCGCTCACCCGCAAGCGTTCGTGACCCTACTCCACGCGGAGCTGGTCAAGGCCGTCGCGAAGCACGGCGGCATCGACTTCCGCCCGAACGTAGCGTCTGACCTGCGGTGGGAGTACATCGCGCCGAAGCTGCTCGAGCTGGACGGGGTCAGGGTGTACGACTACACGAAAGCACCCGCTGCCCATCGTACCCCGACCGACAACTACCGCCTCGTGTTCAGCGTGAGCGAGCGAGAGGCGAGCGAGCGGGAAGCGCTCGAGTACCTCGAGTCGGGACACAATGCCGCGGTCGTGTTCGCCACGCTCAAGGGGCACGACCTGCCCGCGACGTGGAACGGGTTCGACGTCATCGACGCCGACACGTCCGACTCCCGGGTCGACGACCCGGCGGGTGTCGTGGTAGGCTTGCGGGCGAAGGGTGCCGCAAGGGGAACCGACGCTGGCGGATTCGTGAAGGCTGACGTCGCATCGTAACGGCAACATCCT